CGATGGTGTCAATTGACAAACCAGCGTTGTAACCAACTGCTTGTGCGGCTACTGGGTCTACAGGGAGGAACGAGGTTGCACGAAGTTTTGCTGTCGTTACAGTTGCGTTACCGTATTCGTTGAGAGTGACAGTAACTTGGCTGTCGCTCATTGCGACAGGGGTTACGTCTTCTGCTTCGCCAAGAGCAGTGGTTGCTGCTGCAAGGTCTGCGAATACTGTGAACTTAACTGATGCACCTGGGTTGGTTGCGTTTGTGGCTTGAACATCTGCAAACTGGTCGAAGTACATTTCTGGGCGAAGGGCAAAATATGCCAACTTCTCAAATGCCACCTGGTCTGTTTGTAGGTTTGCTGTGCCGGTTTCTGCTGCGTAATAATCAGCCATTTTAGTTTTTCCTTATTGAATAGAAGTGGTTAAAAAAGGTCTATGCCTTGTGCTTGTGCTTCTTCAAAAATCTTGTAGACCTCTGCTTCAGAAGTGGCTTCACTAATACGCTTGTTCCAAGATGGAGGTGGTGGTGCCGATTCGCTTCCAGCAGCAATTTTATTGGTTTGCTGCCAGGCTCGCTTGTCGGAGTCATCTGTCTGGGGTGTAATTAGTTGTGCTTCTTCGGCGGCCTCACGGATTGCTTCAGGGGTTAATTCACCGTCATAGCCTTTGACAAAGTATTTGAATCGTGGGTTGCTGGTGTCTATTCCAGCTTTCACGAAAGCAAGTTCTTGTTTGGCTGTGGCGAACTCTGCAACTTGTTTGCGTAGTTCACTGGCTTCTTTTTCCAACTGTTTCATTCTTGCCCGTACAGGATTCTGTTTGGGTTCGACATCCATTTGGTCGTCTATCTCTGAATCATAATCTTCATTGAAATCTGACATTGCACTCTCCTTAAGCCCTCACCACATCGGAGGAACGTGGTGGCTGCTAGTTGTTACACCCCATTATTTCGTTACTGATTAGGGGGGCTATCAGTAAGTCTTGCCATCGGCATCGGTATTACTATAACACATTGTTATTCACCGATGGTGGTTAGACCTGTTTGTTCTGATTTGTTTGCGGCGAATCCTCCACCTGCTTCAAATCCTGCTTGACGTGAACGTTTCCTTCGAGCAATCGCTTGTCGTGCTTCAGCGTTGGTTCCGAATGTTCCGGCGATTTGTTCTTGTTGGCTGATTGCGGCTTCGCCTTGCATACCTGCTTGGAACAGTTCTTGTTGTGCGCCGATGGCTGCAAAACCTTTTTGGGCTTCTTGTAGTGTGACACCTTCGGTTGCTAGTGCTTCTGCTTGTTGGGTGGTCAGGGTGATGCCTGCTTGACGGCGAGCTTCTGATGCTGTTTGTGCGGCTTGGGCTTTTTTGATTGCGTCTGATTGGTTGAAGCGTTCAGGGTCTATGAAGAAGGCGGCGATGTCTCCGTCGTTGAGTCCGTATAGGCGTTGTAGTTCTGCTTTGGTGCCTGGTTCTGCTTGGAGTACGGCGTTGTACCCTTGGCTGACACGGGCGTTTAGTTCTTGTGGGGAAACGTCAGACCCAATGAAATTGGCAAAGTCGTCTTGGGTATCGTAAAACCCACGGGGCAGAGAATTGGCTCGGAGTGTGTCTCTAAAAGAATTTTCTAGTTTCACAATGTCATCAGCAGATAGTTCTGGTAGCCCTCTTGAACGCCGAATTTCGTTAGCTTTAAACCTCTGCTTGTATTCTGGGGTGTCACGGATGGAGTTCAACAAAACATCTTTGTTGTCTGCCAACGTATCGTCTTCTTGCAATCTAAGTGACAAAACACCAGTCAAAGAACTTAAACCAAAATAGTCCAGAATTGCTTTTAGTTCATCTACTGCTGCCATTAGCTTGTCTTTCCAAATGCTTGTGCCAATGTGAAAGCGGCACGACGATAGGTTTGTTTAGCAGCATCAGTTTCCTGCCATTCCGGAAGCGACCTGAGATAACGATTCCATTCCCACGAATCCATCTGACGATACTCGTTGGTCTTAGGGTCTTGATAGTTCAAAGCCTTATTCCATTTATCCTGTGACCAATCCACAGTATTAGGGTCAACCCCTAAAACATTCTGTGCCGCATTGGTATACATAGACACAGCCGTTTTCACATCCTGACCCTTTTCAATCAAAGGTGCAAGAGAACGGTACTGCGTGGAAGCCTGCGTTTTCATCAAGTCAGTAAACTGTTCCTGCGTTTTGGTTCCTTGCATAACTTCAGCAACCCACATATCAAGCATTGTGTCTGTAGGTTTCTGTGCGTAGTTATCAGCGATGGCTCGAAGACCTGTACCGACAGCACCTTTACGCAAATCAGCCACAGCTTGTGGACCACCACGGCGAGCAGTAGCTACCGTTTCAGAACCGATAGCGTTAGCTGTTTGCTGTTCAGACCATTTGTATTTCAATTGGTTTTCAGCCAAGGTACGCAATGTAGTGTCAGACAACACAACCCCAGATGCAAGCGTGTTGGCTCGTAAACTAGCAACGGTTTCATTCACAGTCGCTTCAAGGGTTGCAGGGTCGGTTGACTTTTGAATCGTGTATGCACGTACTGACGACTGGGTGGCTCGATACCAGTTGGTGTTTTGCAATGTCGCGTTCAGTTTGGTGGTGTCGTTGAACCAGCCTTCTGCTACGGATTTGTCAATAACTTTCTTGACATCAGCGTTGTCGTTGTAAATATCCCATAGTGAACCGAATTCTTCTTGGATGATTTCTTTCCATTTGTCGCCACCGACTTTGACTTTTTTGCCGTCTACTACAACGGTTGTGCCAGTCTTGGTTTTTCCACCTGTAGTGGTTTTCCCACCTGTAACGGTAGGCCCAGTAGCACCTCCACCAACAGTAGGACCAGTAGCCCCAGTAGCCCCAGTCGGGCCAGGTGTAAAACCTTCCCTAGCACGAAACCCAGGACCAGTCGGCCCTGCTTTGCTGGTTGCAGGTGCAGTTACAAAAATGTTTCCCTTTTTTATAGATGGCAACAACTGTTGAGTCAATGGGTTTTGTGCGCCGCCACGACCAGTCATACCAGCACTAAAAGTTCTTGACAATTCAAGAGCATTATTTAAGTCAAAACCCTTATATTTGTTGACTATAACAAGGTCTTTACTGACAGGAGAATCAGGACTTACAGGACCCTTAATTGGATTTTTGTATGTTTGGGCTTTGTTCAAAAGAAAAACAGAAGTAGTCAAAGCACCTTTGATAGCTTCATCTCGTTGATTGATTACGTTATTTGATTCTTCACTAAACGCAGGGTACTTAGCAAATTCTTTATCATAAAAATCAACTTGTTTTTTCCAGTATTCAAGTTCTTTTTCAACATCTCTAATACTTAGTTGATTTACTAACTTCCCTTTTTTCGTAGCAGACAAACCACTTCCGAAATTTTCTAGTTCTTCTTTAGATAAAGCCATTACATACTTCCAAGCACTTTAGAGACATTACTAATAGCGTTCAAATACTTATACGCCTCCGAATCAGCACCATACTTTTCGGTAATGCGATTCTGAAAAAACACATCAGCAGACGGAGCAGACTCCCCAGAAGCAGACGTATACACACCCTGATAAGACGACACCAACTGACCAACAGTTTTATCATCAAGTTTCTTACCAATAGTTTCCAAAGAAGTACGCTGTAATATCTCAGTCAAATCAGCAGACGAAGGTTTAGTACGACCATTAGACGACAGACTCTGAACATCCGGAGCTTTATCCAACTGGTTCAGCAACACATCCCACGTGTAGCCCTGATTGTTGGCAAGCAACAACAGGTCAGCCATAGCGTTCCTGTCCTTATCTGAATAACCATTACCAGGTTTACTAGACCCATACCAACCTTTTCGATACAACTTTTCTTGTACCCTGGCACGAGTAATATTGTCCAGCCCTGAAAGAATTGTCATTGCGTCACGGGTCGGCTGGTAAAACTCTTGAACCGTTCCTTGGCTAGAAACAATGCCGTAGTTACCTGAAGCAGTACGGGCAGCAATATTCATACGGCCAGACGGACCAGCAGTTTGAGTCACCAAACGAGGTGGTGGAATAAAACCTTCAGGCAACCCTGTGCCACTGACATCTGTTGAGGCAGGAGCCATCGGTGGTGGCGTGAAACCACTAGGGTTAAGACTGTCTGCTGTATTACTCATCGTTCAACCTCTTGTGACAACAATCTATCGTACACCCTTGCAAACTCTGGGTATTCCTTACTGATAGCAGAAGCATAGTTGGCAACATAGTCACGCAAATCAGAAGCATCTTTAGCGGCCAACGAACTATACCCACGGTTAGTGGCTTCGGCTAGAGCAGCGTCACGAATCTTCAAATAATAACGGATACCCTCTGCTGCTTTGTTCCCATCCAAAGACGACAATGAAGAAGCCTGCCTTAGTTGTTCAATTTGGCGTGGCAACCTATTCGGGTCAAACTGCATTTGGGCATACCCAGGGTATTTCTTCTGCAAAGCCTCACGATAAGTAGCAACATATTTACGTTGTTGCTCATTCAATGTGGTAGGGAAATTGGCTCGCATAGTCCTGTAGTAAGACATAGCAATGGTGGATTCTGCCGATTCCAACACCTGTTCAGGGGTTAGTTTGACGCGAGAACCTTCCGACAGTTGACGTTGATATACGGAGAAGTCAAAATCTGAACCGACAGGGCCGAAATAGCCAGCGACATCTTTGTATTGCCGGAACAAGCTACGGTTGTTTCGTTCAAAAACCCCGAACTCCTCTGATGCTTCTAGCCCACCAGTTATGGATTTTGTTTTGTTTGCTAGATAACTGAAAGCGTCTTCACCGAACACTTCAATGAATGTCCCTACGGATGTGTCGTAGTCTTGGTTTTTCATCTCTTGGAAGGCTTTAGCCAGTTCTGAAGCGTAAACATCTAGTTCGCCTGTTTTCACTACCTGGTCAAGACTGCCTGCTGCTGGACCTGTGAACTGTGACAAGCCTCGAAGGATAGATAGATACCCTGCTTTGCGTTTAGCGTCATTCAACAGACGGTCACGCCCATCAGCTGAAGATGTGTCGTAGTCACCTGTAGACGCTAACGCTTGCATCGTTTCAACATAGGTGTTCATAAACACGGCTGACCCTTCATTGCTGGTCATACCGTCATACACTTTACGAAACCACGATGGGGCAAGGGATTCTGTTAAACCTGTCTTTTCTCCGTAAGGCAAGAAGACGGTTCGGTATATGTCAAATGATGGGCTGTCAGGCATAATGCTTGACGCAGCCATAGTTGCGAACGGCCCTAAACCTGGGCGATAATCCAAGCCCATAGCAATACCTTTGACAGGTGCGTTGATAGGGGATTCAACACCAGTTAGCAGTTTGGTTAGTTGGCCTGATAGTGGGAATGTGAATGTCCATTGACCTGATGTTGGGTCTGTGTATGCGAACCCTCGACCATTGTTGTCGGGGTCTGCTGTGGTTGCACCGTGAACGGCAAGTTGTCCTTTACGCAAAACATTTACGTCAGGCAAGTAAAACTTTCCACCAGATACAGGGGTGAAAGCTGTGCGGCCTAGACGACCTGCGAACTCTGCCCATTGTTGGGCGAACGGTGAGATGATACGCATTGAGTCTGTGAAGTTTCTGCGTTCTACAGCGTTGTAAAACATTTTGTTCATTTCGTCAAGTGCTTGTCCTGATGCGAAACCGTTTAGTTCTTCACGTGTGATGGTGCCGTAGTTTTTGATTTTGCCGGATTGAATGTCTAGCAGTTTGTTCCAAATCTTTTCGTTCATATACCGTTCTGGTTTCAAACCTGCGGCTGTGGCGTTGGCTGTAATGTCAGAGATAATGTCATCTACTGATTTGCTGTCTAGCGATACGGCTAGTTTGTCAATCCATTCGTGGTACAACTGTTTGAAGATTGGAGAGCGTTCTAGTTTGGCAATTGGTTGGTTGTATAGGGTGCCGTGGAATAGGTCAACCATACGGTCCATTGACTTTTTAAGTTGGTCATTCATTGGTGTTTTGGGGTCAATGACTTCTCCACCAACCAACTTGGGCATTGCAGGGTCTTTGTAAACTGCGTCACTTTTTAGAAGGAAATCTAAATCGTTTGTTGCTTCTCCTTGACGGAAGGCAAATGGTTTAATTTCTATTTCACCTGTGGCTGTGTTTACGCCTACAACTTCGCCTTCTGCTTTTCCTCGTTTGCCAACTTTATAGATGACGCGAGAACCTATTTGTGGTTCGCCACTAATAATTTTTCCTGCATCAATAAGTTGGGCTGGAAGTTTTCCTTGACCAACTGCTTCTATCAACGCAGGGTTGTTGCCTGTAATGCGAGACACTCGTGTTGATGTTTCATCAAGAACTGCCGCCAGGTTTGTGTCGTCTGTTAGGTCAATGGTTTGGTGTTGCCAAGCAGTTTCTTTTGGCAAAGTCCTATTATATGTTTGACGGCCATCAGCGTAGTATTTACGCATTGCGTCATACCATTTGACAGCATCATCATTTCCGTTTCGTATTAGGTTTACAATGTCTTGTGTCGTTGCGCCGTTTGCAAATGTACGTGCTGCCCAGTCAGCGTTCAAACGACCAATTTCATCGGCGTGTCCACGAGCCACATCTCCAATCAAATCTTTAGAACGGTCACGAACCGTAAAAGTTCCAAGTCGTCTTGCTTTTCTAAAGTTTGTTACAGGGTCTTTATAGTGGGCGTTTAGTGCTTGCGTTGTGGCAAATTTGTATGCGTCTTGCGCGGCTGACTCGGCATTGGCAAGTGAGGCTTCATCAAGACCACGACCATAAATGTCCGACCAGCCAATATCTTTACGAAGCAAAGACAAATATTCAAATGGGTGGCGAATAATGCTAGAAACAGGTCGATGTGATAACGCAATCATTACTTGTGAATCAACAGTGTTACGAACAAAGTTTCCTACTGTCGCTGTAATAACTGGCCTCCACACTTGTTCTTGAGCATTTGCAATAGCAGCAAAAGGGAAACGAAGTTGACCAGCTTTGCGAAGGTCATCAATATTGGTGTCGCTAAATTTTCCTTGCTTGGTGTAAATCCAGTTGATTTTTGAACCTGTCAAACGGCGAAGTTGGCGAACATCCGGAATAAAATACTCGTGCTTACCAAATTCTGATGCTAATTGTGGGCCAGCAAAAGAAACATCAGCAGCGTTAGGGTCAACCCCACCAAACAGACGTTGATACAAACCTGAATCAGCAATATCAAAGTTGTCATCCATATTGAAACGAGCCGAATCGTCACGCAATGATTTGTAGTTATCAAATACAGCATCAACTATTTCACGGTTCACACCTGTTTTTTCAACAGCGTCACGCATCACTAAATCTAAATCATCAGTAAATTTAGAAATAGCATTAGGGTCCTTAGAAACAACAAGAGCACCAGCACGATTCAGTAACGCACGAGAAGTAACAGCATCAACTTCTGCTAACTTCAACATCCTGTCTAAAGTGTCAATGTTTTGAATTTTATCTACAGTTGTTTCAGCTTGAAATAAATTGATTGAACGCTTAGGCATCTTGGCGTAAGCCTTAGAAACTTTTTCCCCCAAAGGCATAGATTGAATAAATTTATCGCGTCTACCCAAAGACAAATAAACTTTGTTGCCACCACGGAAATCTTTAGTAGAAGCCAAACCTTGTGCCTGTCCAAGTTTGTCAACAAGCAGCAAACGAATCTTGTCTGGGTCAGATTCTTTAGCCATATCTAACGCAAGTTCAGGGTCAATCTTTCGACCCCACAAATCCCACACACCAGCAAAATCAGTAGTAGTAGCAGTACGGTCAATCACACGTTGCGCCTGACCAGAACCAAACCATTTATTAGCAGATTCATAATCTACTTGATTACCAACAAGAATACCTTTACGGGCATCATCAACTTCTTGCGCTGTAATCTTAGATGCTTTGATTTCAGTAGAACCACGACCTACTGCTTCAATTGCACCAGCAGCACCTTTTATAACAGCACCACCTTTACCTGCTTCAGAAGCAGAAAGGATTGCACTTTTAGCTTGTTTCGCACCAGGCAAAACAGGAATAGCAACAGCAGTTGCAGCATCAAGTGCGCCAGACATAATGTTGAAAGCCATAGTGTCAGGCTCAAAAACAGTAGAAGCCATACCACGGCCAACAGTCCAAGCGTGACCACCGACAGTACCCCTATATCGACGTGCGCGTTCAGCCTGCAACTCACGAGCCTTATCACCCATAAACCAACCTGAACCAGCCTGCTCATCATTGGCAATCAAAGAACCAAGGTCAGTAGAAATAAACCAACCCTCAACATCCTTGTTGTTATCAAACGCCTGCGCCAACCCACCCTGAACAAAATCCAACGGCAAGTTCAAACCAGCAAACCCATATCGAGAAGCAGTCTTAGCTTTATCCATCACATTGCGTTCAAACCAAGATTTCTTTTTAGGTTCCTTAACAGTTTCTTGAACAACAGCAGTAGAAGCAGCAGGATAAATACGAGCAATTTGTTCATCCGTAAACCCTGCTTTAGCCATAGACAACTTCACACCAGCCGCTAAACCAGGATAAGTAGAATGAATTTGACCTACACGTTGCGCTAACTGTGGGGTAGCAGTGGCTACATACGAATCACGTTTAGAAGATTCCTTGGCGAGCGTATTGTAAATGTCATCTTGTTCTTCAATAGATGTGAAAGGCACTATGAACCCTCATACTGCAAAGCCGAAAGCAAACCAGCCAAATCATCATTAGGGAACTGACGAAACAAAACTTTCAATTCTTCAAGTGTTTCATTGAAACCAGGCAATGTGGTAGCAATACCGGCTTGCGCCATAGTAGGGCCAGGTCCAAAGTCGGCTCCAGCAGTAATAGGTTCAGCAGGTCGTTCAGTAGGGCGAGTTAAACCACCCATAGAACCAGGTGCTATACCCTGTGGAGCAACATCTGTAGGGGGCGCACCCATAGGTACAGCCTGTTGAGAAGCAATCTGTGCGCCAGCCTCACCATAAGCCTGCCCTTTAGCGGCAGTAGCCGCCATTTTTGCGGCAGGGTTCTGTAAATCACTACGATTCGAATACTCAGCCATTACGCCCCCAATTGATTAGCGAGTGCCATTACACCACCAGGCGATTGAGGTTGCGCTGATGCGCCAGCCCCACCACCAAGACGACCAAGTAAATCACCAAGCTGAGGAGGACCAGCAGGACCACCCATACCAGCCTCCATACCCATACCAGGAGCAGACAAACCAGGCATAGTTTCAGGTGAACCCTGTGGAGCAGCAGCAGCTTGACGTGCTTGCGCTCGTTTCTGTGCAGACATAATCGCTTCAGACAAACTCATCTTGTTTGATTGTACCTGTTCAGCAATATAAGCAAGGTCATCAGGTTGATACGGACCGTTAGGGTCTGCCGCTTGAGCCTGAATAGAAGACAACAAAGCCGCTTCAATACCTTCAGCCATAATCCGGTCACGTTCCATTTCAGGGTCAGAAATCAACGGGTCAGCCTCACGAGCAGATTCTTTCGACATAAGACCAGTACCGAGGCGTTGCCCCAAACCAACAATCAAACTGTTGACATCTGAACCTGCCGCTGAATAAGCAACATAATGGAAATCTGTTTCCCACATTTTGTTCGGTGTGTAATCCTTGATTCCCCCACCCATACCAGAAATGAAGAACGACTTAGAACTGTTACCCCAATATGTTTTTTCAATAGCAATAGCAATTTTGTCTTCTTGAACCATCGAAGAAGCAAAAATGTCTTGGGCTTCCTGAACACGGAAATCAACTGTTGCTGCCAATACTGAATCGCCACGGCGACCAGTACGGATATTGGTACCAGATTCGCCACCGAACTCGGCAGGGATAGCACCTTCAAGGCGTTCTTGGCGTTCCAAACGGTCAAGAGCCACATCAGTCTTATAGCCAGGGTTTGTTTGCAACTGTTGAATGTCGCCACCCTTGACAACACCAAGTTGCCCTGTTTTACCGTCAGCAATTTGGATGATTTCAGGGTTATCACCCTGTCGTGCCACAAGGTATTCATCAGGGAAAATGCCACGCTCAATAGCAATCTCTGTCAAAGCCTGCAACCTTGCGCGTGTGTAGTACATACCAAGCAAACCGTCGAACTGGCCGTGTGGTTTGTCAAGGGTAATGCGTTGAGGAACAACAACTAACGGCATACCTGTTTTGTTGATGACACGTTCTAGTTCTACTGCTGGCGCACCCATAGAATAAGCACCAGTCATAGGGTCAATGGTTTTTTCTGCACCCAAAACAACAGTTACAACTTCATTGTCGCAAACATATTCAAGGATTTTGAACATTGTGTCCCACGATGGTGTCCCCACACGAAGAACACCGTTGATTGCGTCACCATAGTTCTGTGTCAACCAACGATATGTACGGCCATACGTAAAAATACAGTTGTCCGGTACAGGATTGTCAACATCTACAGATGGTGCAGGGAAGGTATCAAGTGGGTTGCGTAACTGCCATTCAGGGATGCGCTTATCAAAGTTAGGTTTAATGAAAACAGGTGAATTGCTGTATGCAAGGAGATGGCGCGCACGGCGACGCATCTTCATATTCATACGGTTCTCATCCCAAATAGCAAGCATCGCTCGTTTACGGTCACGAGCCAACTTCATACTTCGGTCTTGTCCCTCACGCAAAGCAGGGAAATACGGTGACGGCATAGTAGAAGAAACACGCATACTCATCTGGTCTAAACCTTGAACAAGCAAGTTAGCCACAGAAGAACGAGTGTTACGGTCTAATTCGTTTAGGGGAACAATGACATCGCCGTTAGCCAATTGTCGAACTTCACGCATCTGATTAAGAATCGGACCTTGTGCGTCAAGTCGTTCTTTATACAGAGCAACAATTTCTTCAACAGATTTCATTTACAACCTTTAATTGGACTTAGACAACTCAACGATAACACATCCTACTGATTAAGCCACGAAGGTCGCCA